CCTTTCATACAACCAGATTATTTTGAGCAAAAGACCGAAAAGGTTATTTTTGAGGAAATTGTCCAATTTATTGTTAAGTATGGTTCTGCAATTACAGTCGAAGCACTTAATATTGAGATAGAAAATCGTACTGATTTAACTGAAGATCAAATCAAAGAAATCAGAGAAATTAATAAATCTCTGAATGACTCTCCAGTAGATAAGCAATGGTTGTTAGACACAACTGAAAAGTGGTGCCGTGATCGTGCCATTTACTTGGCACTTATGGAATCAATCCATATTGCTGATGGAAATAATGAAAAGAAGAATCGTGATGCCATTCCATCAATTCTTTCTGATGCTCTTGCGGTAAGTTTTGATAATAATATCGGTCACGACTATCTTCAGAACTATGAGGAGCGATATGAATTTTACCACCGCAAAGAAGATAAGATTGAGTTTGACCTGGAATATTTCAACAAAATCACGAAAGGTGGTCTACCTAACAAGACTCTCAATATTGCTCTCGCTGGAACGGGTGTTGGGAAATCACTGTTTATGTGTCATCTGGCTAGCTCCGTCTTGTTACAGGGCAGGTCCGTACTCTATATCACTCTTGAAATGGCGGAAGAGCGAATTGCAGAAAGAATTGACGCAAACCTTCTCAATGTCCCGATTCAGCAACTGGTTGATTTACCACGCCAGATGTTTGAGAACAAAGTCACAAACATCTCAAAGAAAACGCAAGGAACTCTTATAATTAAAGAGTATCCTACTGCCTCTGCCCATAGTGGACACTTTAAGGCACTGCTTAATGAGTTGGCACTTAAGAAATCATTCAGACCTGATATTATTTTTATTGACTACCTTAATATTTGCGCTTCCTCTAGGCATAAGGCAAATAGCTCTGTCAATTCTTATTCATATATCAAAGCAATTGCTGAAGAACTTAGGGGGCTCGCCGTCGAGTTTAATGTCCCAATTGTCTCTGCTACTCAGACTACTCGCAGTGGTTATGGGAACTCTGATGTTGAACTTACTGATACTAGTGAATCCTTTGGTCTCCCTGCTACTGCTGATCTTATGTTTGCCCTTATTAGCACTGAAGAGTTGGAGGGGTTGGGGCAGATTATGGTGAAACAGTTGAAGAACCGATACAATGACCCTACTATCTACAAGCGTTTCATTGTAGGTATTGATCGTGCTAAAATGCGTCTTTATGACTGTGAGCAAACTGCTCAAAAGGATATACTTGACTCTGGACAAGATGACGAGTATAATGATGAAGACAAGAAACCTAAAAAGTCGTTTGAAGGATTTAAATTTTAATGGAAACTGCTAGACACGTTAATTTTGATAAGTATGCTGAGTTTGTGGATGCTGTAACTTCTGATGCGTCCAAAGACTTCCTTTCCCTTTCTGATCGTCTTGTCGCACTGGATGAGAAGGGTGCTAATATTGAACGCTTGCTGACTGCTGCTGTTGGTATCAATGCCGAAGGTGGTGAGTTTATGGAAATCGTCAAGAAAATGATCTTCCAAGGCAAACCATTTAATGAAGACAATCGTGAGCACATGATCATTGAACTTGGTGATATTATGTGGTATGTTGCCCAAGCTTGTATGGCTCTTGAAGTGACCCTTGATGATGTGGTTGCTCGTAATGTACAAAAACTTCTCAAGCGTTATCCTGAGGGTGCGTTTGATGTTTATTTCTCCGAAAACCGTGCTGCTGACGACCGATGACTAAGGAAAAAAAAGTAACACTCAAAGTTGATGTTCGTACTGCTGCTGTAGTTCGTCAAGTGCTCTTTGAAGCACAAAGGGGATATAGTCTTGAGTATACTCCAGAGCGTATCGTTGATATTCGTTCAGTCATTCAAGATCTTGACGATAATATTGGATCTGTTTTAGGAGTATAATGAAAGTCCATAAGTTTGCACCAGTAACTGTATTTGAAACTGAAATTCCTGGATATAAAAATCTGTTAAAAGATTTACATCAGGGTCATTCGTTTGATGATGAAACTGGACTGATTACTGGTGAACTTAATGGAAAAGTTCTGGTCCATAAAGATCCTGCTTTTTCTTCATTCTTCAAAAAAGTTAAAGAAAAAGTTAAAGATTATCTAAATGTTTTTGACTTTCAACACGAACTATATGATCTGAATATTGTCAAGAGTTGGTATACTGTCTGTGGTACTCAATTTAATGTTCCCAAACATTATCACTCTTGTTCTCATATTAGTTTTGTATATTACATTGATGTAAGAGAGAATGATCCTCTTTTGTTCTCTATTGAAAATAAAAATGAATGGTTTGGTGACGCATTTTATTTTGTGAACAATCGTCACGAACTTAATGGATTGAATTATGCGGTTCAACCAAAGAACGAAAGTCTTTTAATTTTTCCTGGAAGTCTGAGACATTTTACAGCAGCACAAAGAAATTATAAACGAATGTCAATTGCTGGTGATGTTCTCTTGACATTGAAAGAAAATATGTTAGACTTTGAATCTGGATTACTTCCAAATAAATATTGGAATTGATTTGGGGAATTAGCTCAGATGGTAGAGCGCCTGCTTTGCAAGCAGGATGTCAGCGGTTCAAGTCCGCTATTCTCCATCTGCTCAAGTGGCGGAATGGTATACGCAGCAGACTTAGAATCTGCCGTCGCAAGACTTGGAGGTTCAAGTCCTCTCTTGAGCATTTCTAAATAGAATATAAGGTAATAGATCTAAAGTAGAAATGATAGAACCAAAATCCTTTAAAGATTTGATGATGATTTTGGAAGAAAAGAAGGGTCGTGGTGGTCCTGACTATAACTATGAAGTTGCTCTTGTCAATCTTTATAATCACCTAATCAAAGGTAATGATAAAGGTAATGTTAGGGGTAAATTATTGCGTGGTGCGGTAAGTCGTGGAGATATGGACACCGTAACCGACATTCTTTCTGATGAATTAAATAAAGCAAAAACTGATCCAAAGCATCCACTTCATTTTGATAATGCTGACAATGAAGGATTTACTGGAAAAGCAGGAAAGACAGAAGAGCATAAAGACGCATATTATAAGGCACTTGAAGATCAGGCATATACTTTTCTGAATGACTCTCAAAGTAGAACTGGTAAGAATCTCATATCTCAAGGATATACCGTAAAGAGACAAGGTGCTGAACAGGCTCCATTATCTAAGACGGGACAGAAGGCTTACGGTAAAAAAACTGATACTTCTAAACCAGACATTGTATTCCAGCATCCAACAAGACCTGAAAGAGTCAATTATGTAAGTTTGAAGAAAGCATCAGGTGCTGTTTCGGCATCTTCAGGAGCAGAGGAGACCGCAGGAAACTATACAGTGGGAATGAAGGCAGCGTTAAACCTTGCTCTCAAAAGTGGAAAAATCACAAAAGATCAGAAGACTGAATTTGAAAAACAGGCGGGAGAAAAAATTACTCAACTTCGTGATGTGATGTCTAGTAGTAAGGGAATGGGTAAGGAACAACAAAAAGATCTTCTTCCCAAGATAAACAATATTCGTAGTGAAATTGAAAGGATGGTTCCTGGAACTGAAAGAGAAACAGGAAAAGAACAGTTAAGTGGTAAGGGTAAATATAAGCAAGGAGTTCAGAGCTTCTTGTCTACTGGTCGTGGTGGTGGTAGAAGACAAAAACCAGAGGAAGTTTCTGGAACTTATCAGAGAGCAAGACTTGGTAAAGGGACTACTAAGACAGCAGCAGGTCCTGTTCAGAGACCAGTAACAATGACTGGTGATATTAAGAAACCTGTGACTGGTCAACCATCATCGTTCAGTCAGCAAGAACCAACACAACAGTCTCTACAGCGTAGGGAACAAATACCTCAATTGGCACAAGGTATAGCAGCAAGAAGAGGTATTGAAGTTCCGAAGGGAGTAAGGTTACAGCACATTGGAAACTACGTTAGAAATCAAGATGCTCAACAAGCAAGACTTCAGCAGATTCAAAGAACTCAACCTGCTCCACAGCAACCACAAACTAGAGAACCATCTAGACCAGAACCTCAACAGCAACAAAAACCTCAGACGCAACCACAGCAGCAGCAACCAGCACAAACTCAACCAAGGAAAAAAATAAGACCAACAGAAACATCTAATAAAAATCAGTTATCTTAGGGATAAACGTAATGGAGAAAAAAGTTTCTGGTGCTGCTTTAGGTGAGAGTTGGTTCCTCGTTTATTTTTATGTTTGTAGTAAGTATCCCAACTTTAAGGTAGGGAAAAACCAAATAAACGCAGAATTTTGGGTTAATTATTTTCGTAATGGTGGTAAATTGGAAAGTTTTTTAAAATCTACAGGACTTGAAAAACTTGTAGAAATTTTAGGTCAAGATTTAAAGGACATTGATAATTCTAATAAGTTTACACCAGCAGATGCTGAAAAGTATTT